TTCTTTGGCTCGGAAGTCTTTCTCGTGGTTATCGCTAGCACGTCTTACACGGACTACCTTGTTGTTCCCTGCTTTATCGTTAAGGTCACGAAGGCTATATGCGGCAGAAGCCCCGCCTACTACTTTGCTAAGTAGCGGACGAGACTCCCCTTTACGGTCTGAGGTAACTACCTGTGCCGTGCGGTCTACTGTGATGTCGTCGGACACGCCTCCTGTCACTCTGGACATAGTGCGTATCCCTGCGAAACGACTGCGGTCTGGGATGGTAATTGTTTTGGTGCTTCCATCACCATTAGTAACCGTAATCGTTTTGTCAGGCATAAGTATTAGTAGCTGATATTAGCACCCGAACCAGATGAACCAGTGTTCACGGTCGAGCGGCGTACTGTTAATGCAGACGTTCCACGTTTCTTGGAACTCTGACGTGATTTAAGAGACTTGTTTTCTACCTTCTTCGCCGTCTTCGTGGGAGGAGGAGGCGGAGCGGGTGGCGGAACGGGGTCTGGGATTTTAGGGGATGACATGCACATAATTAACTCTTGGTTAGGACGTTTTCGTTTTGGATTTTGTATTGATTTTTAAGGTAGCGAATAACTGACCTTTGGCCGTAATAGAACATCAAAGAGTTCTGTTCAGCCGAAGTATCAAAGTCATCCCTTAACGGGAATACTTCCTCTAACTTATTGATAATAGAGGACGAAATCTGAGGTAAATCGTTTTCGACCTTCATATTAGTCCCTCTCCTTCCGTCTTTCTAGCATTCCAAGAGCGATGGATGAGTATCCAATCAGGTCCTTGAAGATGTCGGCTACTGTATCCCCCTTAGTGTCCAACGAGAGACCAGCATTACAGAAGGACTTGAGCCTCTGCATCTTATCTCCCATACGAACCGAGAGCCCTATGAGGGGGTCTACACCAAACTCATTAGCCTCATCGAAGTTAGCGAAGGGATTAGGAGTGTCAGCACCCCCAGTATAATCGTTATTCTTCTTACGAGTAAGCGAGGAGATATCATTGAAGGTATCCGCTTGGAAGGCGAACCACCACTCCTTGTCATGATGACGGGCAGTCGCTAGGTCTTCCTTGGATTGATACATGATTGTCATACCTAACCATTCCGCCACAGCGTGCTCAGCCTTAGCTCCCTTACTGTATTGCCAGCCGTTCAGCATATACATGTGGGTAGCACGGGCTATGATTGCATTAAGGTCAGCCTGAGCGCACTCACGGTCAACGAGTTCACACAACGGGATGCCAATAGCTTCAGCCAAGTTGCGACTTAACTGAGCGGGGTTAATGACTTCGTACCCTTGCTCCTTTAGCTGGTGTGCCTTCTCGTCAAAGGCGTCAAAGTTTAAGTCCTTGAGACCTGTCATAGGTCCCGCGATGTAGACGACTCGGTCGCCTAAGTTTATTTCTGGTTGTTCTGTTTTGTGGGTGTCCATAATGTTACTTTTTGGTTTGTGTAGTCTTTGTTTCGTAGGATGTAGGCGAGGCGTGCATTGAGCAACGCATCATCTTCGGTTTGGTCTTTGCTTTCGTATATTTTTACAACGCCTTCCCAGTCCCAGCCGTGCTTATCAAGAAGCTTAACGGCGGTCTTGGGTCCCACCCCTTTGAGACCTGCGTATCCATCTACTGCATCCCCCATGAGGGTTTGTGTCAAATGGTTTCGGTCAGCCTCTTCTTCGGTCAACGTCCGTAGTTCATCACGCAGGAAGTTATACCAAGTAATAGGGAGTGTTGCGAAGTCCTTGTCCCCAGAGACAGCAATGGTATTCTCTGGGTCTTTGGTGCAGAGGATGCCGATTAAGTCATCAGCTTCAATGCCTTCTTCTAAAAGCGAAGGGTGACGTTCACGTGTCTGCTCAATAATCCCAGAGAGGGCTAAAGGCTTACGCTTACCACCACGGTTAGCTTTGTATGCTGGGAACAAATCATATCGGAAGTTACGCCTCGGACTGAATACAAGCTGGTAGACGTTCGTCTCAAACTTTATGCACAGGGACGTGATGAAGTCATCGAAGTAAGCTAACGCCGCATTCACGTCTGTGTGAAGTGTCCAGACATTGTCATCCCATTTAGTTTCTACCTCATTGCTGAAGGCAGAACGGTAGGCGAGCATATCGCCATCTATGTATAATGTTTTCATGTTAATGTGTTTCTGACCAGTTTTTGCCTACGCTGAACTCACCGTCCAACGGGCAGTTGAAGCCAAGGACTTTGCCAGCCTTAGCGAGAGCATTTACAAAGCAACGACCGAGAGCATCTGCGTGCTCAGGAGCGCAACTGAATTGAACCTCATCGTGGATATTTCCGTGGAGTTCATAGGGATGCCTAGCGGAGTCCACAAACTCAACGAGAGCTTGCTTCATCACTACAGCACCAGCGGATTGCAGGAGAAGGTTCACAGCAGAGTGAGGACTACGACAAGGTAGCTCACGTCCGTCGAGACCTCGGAGGATACCAGTAGCCTCTACCTTTTGCTTCACGGCATCATATAGCTTCTTGATTGATGGCGTCTGCTTCATAAAGGCGGCTTTAAGGGCTTTACCTTGCTTGGCATTCCCGCCGACAATAGAACCAATCTTGGCATCACCTGCGCCGTATAGGAAAGCGTAGATGAATGTCTTTGCGTCATCACGGGTAGGCAATCCAGCCGCCTTTTGGTTGGCTGTGTGGATGTCTCCCTCTAGGATTGTCCGACCGTATTCTTTGTCTCCAAACATAGCGAGGTAGTGAGCAAGGCAACGTAGTTCCAGACCAGAAGCATCAGCACCAACAAGCACTTTACCTTCTGGAGCAGTCCAACAAGAGCGGCACTCCTTACCATACGGCGCACGTCCAGCAGGAGTCTGCGCCACGTTCGGGGTTGAGTGCGTACAGCGACCGCTGACAGCACCGTTGGTGTTTACCCTGCCGTAGATACGACCGTTGCGCTCTAGCTTGAGCCACGCTTGTTTACCCTCAGCCACTTGACCGAGACGCTTGGATACCAACAGATATTCAAGGAGCTTCAGAGCTGACGGAGTACCAATACTCTTTAGCACAGGCTCATCAATCTTAGGACGCTTACCCTCAAAGGCCGCTGGCTTCCATCCTTGTGCCATCAGGCGTTCACAGATTTGGTCACGACTGTTTGGGTTGAATGGGATTTCCTTGATACGGTGTGGTCCCTTAGTGATTTCCTTGGGTTTCCAGCCAGCCGCAACGAGTTCCTTCTTGGTCTTGGCTTGGTCTCCGTTGGGAGCTATCCACCAGTGGCTTTTCATTAACTCAACCGTAGGACCGAAGACTTCTGCCATCTCCTCACCAAGTTCTGCACGACGAACCATAAGGTCAGACGTAAGCTTCTCAGCTACCTCTAGGTCAAACGGGAAGCCATTGCTTTCCTGCTGTTTGATGATAGTCGCGAACCGATGCTCAAGGTTAAGCATCCGTAAGTCAGGTTTCTTACCTATAAGGTGGTCATAGATACGCTGAGTAACGATGGTATCCTGTTTGCAGTATTCTGCCATAGCAGGCGTGAAGGTTGACCAGTCCTCGGTCTCACCGTGGGTGTCTTTCAGAACACCGATACGATGTCCCCAAGCTTTAAGGCTGTGGGAACCAATCAGTGTTTTCTCAAAGCCCTCACGTAAGAGGTCTTGGGCGCGAACGTCTGGGCAGATACAGCGAGCCATGACAGCAGTGTCCCATACACAGGGATGCTGAAAGCCATACATCTTACGCAGGGCAGGGTAGTCAAAGCCAATGGAGTTATGCCCCACAATGGCGTCGAACGAAGCGAGAGCTTTGAGTCCGTCCAGAAGAGTATCTCCAGAGTAAACCTTAGATACGCCTTCGCTGTAGATTGCCAGACAGTGCACGGTCGTAAGGTCGGACAGGTTAGTCCAATCCTCAATTGCGTTCGTTTCAATATCGAAGAATGCTAGTTTATTCATTTGGTGTGCTTGGTATGAGTGTGGTTAGTGGGAGCAGGATGCCCCGTGATGTATTGTTGTCTCCCCCTCGGACATCACGCTTGGTTTTCTTGAAGGGCTCGATGAGTTCTTTAAGCTCTACAAGTGGGATGAAGATGATAAGGGATTCAACAACGAAGCAGTAATAATCCGCTTCGGAACGGTCTACGCCAGAGACTTTACCTCTGGACATATACTCAACAAATACATTGCCCGTCTTCTTGGCAAGCATATCTTTTTTAATCTCTATCTTTTTTTCAGAGAGCAATGCGCCAATTTCCTTTTCAGCTACTTGTCCTAGTTCTAAGTCGTGTCGAAAGTTTGAGCAGTATTTCATATATTAAAAAGGGTTCTCGGTATAATGTTCTTCGGACATTGAGCCCGTTTCGGGGTTGTAGTTAAGAGCACAAGCAATGCCTGTTTCTCCAGAGAATCTGTTCTTCAGCACACGCATGACAGTCTTGTTGCGGTCTTCGGTGTCCTGCTGATTACGCTCCAAACCAATGACCATATCAGAGAGCTGGGCGATACCAGCAGAGCCACGGAGTTGAGCTAGGGAAGTAGATGCACCCTCTTCGTGTCCTTTGCCTTCTGGACGCTTCAGGTGGCTCACAAGGATAAGCCCAAGCTTAGTCTCCTCTACGAGTGCACGTAGCTTGGTCATAGTGTTGTCAATCATACGACGCTCGTCGCCATCCCCCATACCAGACACCACGATACTAAGGTGGTCGAGAACGAGGTAGTCCACGTCTAAGACCTTAGTCATATAGCGGATATGGCTGATGAGGTTGTCGCTATCCAGCGAGCCCCAGTGGTCGTAGAGAAAGCAACGTCCAGACCCTACCGTAGCTTTAAATGCTTCGTTGTAGGAATCGGTCGGAGCAAAGTTAGGGTCAAGGTGTAGGAGTTCACCCATCTCCAAACCAATGATGGAGTTCGCCGTCCTCTCAAGGGATTCCTCAAGGGCAACGTAGCCGACATTGTGGTCAGAGTGCTTCAAGATGTCGTGGGCAATAACCTTACATACGTGACTCTTTCCGATACCAGAGCCAGCGCAGAACGTAACAATCTCTCCCTTACGGATACCGTGGGTAAGACGGTTGAGTCCTGCAAAGGGGTAGTCAATTGCTGTGAAGTTCTTAGGTGTGGTGAGGCGTTCATACAACTCACTACCGTCAATGATGTCGTCAGGCTTCCAAGGCTTAGCGTCCCACATAGCACTAACAATCTCAGACCCACGCTTAGCCATCAGCATTTCGTTTGGGTCTTTCATAGGAAGGCGAGCAATCTTAGTCTTACCTGCTGGCAGTAGGTGGCATACTTCTTCAGCCGCCTTGCGTCCTTGCTCGTCCTCATCGAACATAAGGACAACCTCATTGAAGGAGTCCAGCCACTCAAATTGGTTCTTAAAGACTGTCTTAGCTGATTGTGCTCCAGTAGGGAGAGAAACCGTAGGCCATTTACCCTCACCGTTTACCATCGCCACAGAAAGGCAGTCTACTTCGCCTTCCGTGATAACTACCTTGCGACCGCCATTAGGCCACAGGTGTTGTCCGAAGAACGTCGAGGGCTTACCCTTGCAGGAGAACCGCTTGTCTTGGAAGCGGAGTTTCTGGGCGATAAGTTCACCCTCTAGGTTGCGGTAGTTAGCAACGTGACAAGGCTCCCCATTAACGGAAGCAATGTGGTAACCATACTTTTTACAGATGGCGTTGGTTAATCCTCGTGCAGGGATGTCTGAAACCTGTCCAGAGATAAACCCCAGCGGGATACGGGAAGAGGGAGGAGCTACACTTGAGCCACCTCCCTTAGGGTTAAAGATACCACAGGAGTAGCACTTGGTGCTTCCGTCGGTGTTGATTGTAAGTGCGTCTGTGCTGTTGCAGTCTGGGCAAGGTTGGTGTGTTTGTGCGGGTGTTAAGTTATCCATTCTTTTGGTATTGTTTTGTGAGCCCACTGGAAGCCGTGCTTGTCGCACCAGTCCCCGTATGTGGTCTTGCTCTTCTTGTTTAGTGTATTGTGTGCGTTCTGAAAGCAAAATCTTATATCCATCTCTGGGTTGCATTCTCGCACCCGTAAATGTTTGGTGCGGTCGGCGGGTAGCCAGTAACCCTTGGCTTCGATAATCACTCCGTTCGGGAGTATGAAGTCAGGGGTGTAGACACACTCTCGTGTGTACTTTAGCTTTAACGTCTCGTAGTCGAAGGGAGCCCCCACCCCTTTCAGGGTGAGAGCAAGTGTTTCTTCGAAACGGGAACGATACTTAGAAGTTGATGCCCGCGACTGCCGCGGTTTCTTCTTCTTGGAACGCTGTATCCAAGGATTCGCCATCGTTAATGTAGCCGTTTTCTTCTTCCGTGAAGCCGAAGGAAGAGCTACTACCGTTGTTATATTCGATTAAGTCGAGGAGCTGGACAGCCTTCAGTCGCAGGGTATAACCAAATCCCTGCAAGTCGGTGTACCAAGTGTAAACCTCGACGCTTAGTTTTAGTGTAGAGCCACTGCCAATAGCAGGGGACGTGGGGAGCTTCGCACCTTTCGAGTCAAAGACTGGAATGGTGAAGGTAAGCAAACCTTTCTTGGTCTGCCGTTGAGCCACTTGTTTTGCATAGATTTCAAAGTCACCGTCAGGGGTGATACGAATAGGGCTCGTGGCGGCCTTCTTCAGTTTCTTACCCTTTACTTTGCATTCTACGTCATACTCTCGCTCAACAGTGTCGGTCACTTGTTTTGTGAACGCATTGAATGATGCTTCATCTACGTGCAATTTGCAGGAGTAGACGCCATCTTCGTTGAACTTTGTATCAGGTGTGTCGATACGTGGGTACACTGCTGTACCTTTAGGTGTTGTCAGTATTTTACTCATTATTATCTCTTTGGTTTTTGGTTGTTATTGATTCTCAGTTACGAGAAGAAATATGGACTACGCAAAACCTCACTAAGGTCTGCTGTGCCGTATTCAGGTGTGTCTGGAAATTCTATGTGCGGGTATCGCTCCTTTAAATCGTTACGAAGAGCTTCAAGCTGGTCAACCTTAAAAACAGAATAATATTGTTCTCTGAGAATACGGCTGAGCTTGTCGCAGTTAGATGCGTGGGTTCCGTAGCTGTCGTGAATCATTGCAAAGTCGTAGATGCCCTGCCTGTTGCACTCTACTACCGTCTTGGTGAGGCACGCCGCATCTAGGCTGTGGACATAGTTAGGGCTGATACCCTGCTTCTGTCGTCGAGGAGATATATCCTCAGAGTCTTTATACCACTTGATGTAAGTCCCTGAGCCGTTGATATTGGTGCGAACATTCTGCGCTGTGGTCTTCTTGTAAGATTGGAGAACAGGGAAGCCTGAAGGAGAAGTCCAACTTACAGGCTCCCCGTGTTCTGCTAGTGCTTTCGCACAGGACTGTAACCAATTCATGCAGTCCTTGGGCTTTTCGAGGACTTCATTGATTGAAGCCCACGTCAGCTTACTGAGGTAACCAGTGACTTTGTAGCGTTCATCTTCTGTGAACGGGTTGGCGCATCTGGTTTTACGCATTGTGTCTTGATACCATTCATCAACGTAATCCCGACAACTGTAGAACGTGCCGCCATAAGGCCACACCATTGTCGGACGCTTAGCAAGCTTACGGTCGATACCGAACTGTATCCATCTTTCTGCGTAGGGGTGATTGTTTGCTTTGTCTGTCTCTAGCTTCTCAAGAACGAGGTCAGAGACAATTCTATAAATATCTTGGGGTTCTGTTTCTGCCAGCACATTGGTAGCTTTTGCCCCATATTCGTCCCTCATCAGCATAGAGAGAATCTGAAGACCGTTGTTTGTGCCATCCAAGTTGACGGGAAGGTGGCTGATTAGCTTGCCTGTTTTCTTATACTGTCCCCACTCGT